CCATCTTGTCATCATCTTTAACCTTAGGATGCACTTCTCTAATCATAGCTTGCATTTCTGGGTCAAAGGTACAATATTTCTTTCGGTCATATAGTACAACTTCAATGGCATTACCCTCTATATCACGTCTAATTCCATAGCGGTCAATAGAGTACAGTATTCTTTTGCCTGACGGCATTCTTCTAAGTAAAGCATTACCTGTAATAATAAGATGCTTACATGCTTCAATAGCTACAGGTCTGTATTCTACTAGTCTAAGGTTTCTTATAGCCTCTTCTTCTATCCTAGTAGTAGCTTCTCTTATCTGTTCTTTCACAATAGCCATTTGGTCTGGGCCATTTTCTTGTTCTAATTTTAATTTAGTTTTAGGTGTTAAAGACACAGTAAAGAATGGTCTGGATAAGGGGAACAGTACATCTACTATTCTATTGGCTAAGTGATTAACCCACTTAGCTCCCATCATCACAGAACCTTTAGTCATTTCTGTATTCTGTTGGTGTGTCTCTCTATCAGCACGAAGTATATTAGCTAGAGTCCATCTAGCATAAGCTTCACTGCGCTCTAGTAAGTCACCCTTCTCTTGGTACATCTGCATCCAGACTTGACCAATGTTTCCCTTAGGGTTTGGATAAGTACTCATAGCAGCCTCATATTGTTATAGCCTCTGCCAGGGTCTCCTCCACCGAAGCCACCTAATCCCATAAGCCTTGGTCTAGGCCCTGTTGTTGGACCTTGTGTCGGGCGTCTACGTAGTAACGTCCGTCCACCTTTAGCTGCACCGAATATTATATCAGCGCCTGTGTCTTCCTGAGTCTCAGATAAAGCAGCTGCTTCTATAGCTCTTGTCTCTGCCTCTTGGTTGGCTCGCTCTTGTTCTTTTCTATTTTTCTTAGCTTGCTTTGCAGCAAGTAATCCTGTTATAATAGACATTTAATATGTCCTCCTAGTTCTAGAGTATAGGATGTTTCAGATACTGAGAAGCCTTGCCGCTCCAGGAACTTACTAATTCGTAAATCACTATTGCTTAGGGTGCTCATAATAACTGCATCTACCTCTAATTTCTTGGCTTCCTTAATGAATGTGTTAAGTAACTTAACTCCAGTCATTCCTCCACCATCAGCGTACCAACCTATTTCTAGCAGCAGGGTCCTGTCTCTGAATGGGTCTGCGTAGGTCATGCCTACTATAGCCCCAGCGTCTGAACAGAACACTACACCATGTTTGATAAAACCTAACAAGGTTATACGCGCTCTTTCTCTATTTATTTTTGGTAGTCCATAGTCATCATTAAATACCTCTGCGATATCTAATATATGGTCTACGTCTGATACTAAGGCCCTTCGTACCACGGATACCTCCCTAATACTTCTGACAATGCAGCTCTTATTTCAGCCTTAGCATGTTCAGAGCCTATACCAAACTCACCATCACCTCGTTGTAAGGTAGAGGGTGCAGTCATAAATGTCAGGATACGTCTAACCGACTGGCTAACGTGTCCATCTGTAGTCTTTGATTCTATTTTCAAATCAGTCTCCTTTAATAGGATTACTTACCTCGTAAACTAATTCAGAACCTAATTCTTCTTGTAACTCTAAAGGTATCTCTGAACCTACAGCTATAAATTTAATAGCGGTAAGTATCTGGTCGTCCTTAGATAAATCTGCATAGGACATAATACCTCCTTTCGTTATATCTCTATAGAGAAGCACTAAGTTAATTAAAGAAGTAGTCTGAGTTAAGTACCTCCGTTATATCCAAGCTTCCTCTACTAGGTAAACTCGGTAATTCTACGTTATAAACGTCTTCATGTTGTTGTTTAAAGTCTTGTAGTACGTCGTTGTAGTTATGCAATGCTACAAATTGCTGCCTTATATTCTTCTGTAGGTCTGCTGCATACTTAGCTGGTACACCAAAGTCATCGTGTATCATGGCGAAGTTAGATACCCCGTTACTTGAACACGCATTAACAACCATCATCATATGACAGGCATCCACATGGTGTACTAGGTTAGGACTACTGCCCTGACGCTGCTTCCTAGTATCTAATTGGTCTGTGTAAGTAGCTACTCTTACTTGTAAGTTACCATTGATTTGTGTACGTATCTGTTTAGACTTGTACTTCTGTGTAGCTTGTAGTACAGGAAATCCTAATGGACTGTAGTACTTCAATGGTATATTCTTCCTAGCAAGTATAACGCTGCACTCTTGTATCCAATCCATAGCTGCCCTAGCTGCTATAACTACCTCGTTTATAGAGGCCCATAGCAATGGGTTAAGGTATATAGAATGTTTAAAGAATGTATTCTTATCAAACTTATCTGAAAGATTGTCAGTCACATAGTTGTATATACTAGTAGTACATGCCTGTTGAGTTGACCCATAAGGCAGGGTCATTACAGGTTTCTTAGGTAGCTTACGTGACATACCTCCTGGACCTAGAGCCTTTAGCCAGTTGATAGCAGGAGCCTCTCCTAGCTTTGCTCGGTCTAATAGTTTAGCGTAACACACGTTAGCTACGTCCTGATATATATCAGCAGGTAAAGTGTTAGGGGATAGGTTAACTGACTTACCACCTACTTCATCTGATAGCATAGCAGAGAAGTGTTGTAGTCCATTGCAGCTACCATCTAGTGCTACAGGTAAGTGAGATACGAACTCATAAGGGTTACTCAACTTAAACATATCAGCACATTCAAAGACCCAAGCAAGGAACTGGAAAGGCTTGTCTGAGTTAGCCCAGAAACCTCTGTTACTTATAGGGTCATTAGCGCATTCTATAATGAAGTCTTTGTTATCTTGTACCCAAGCAACTCTATCTTCATAGCTTACCTTATCATTACCGTACTTGTTAGCACCGTTTATCATGAACCAACGCAGACCGTTCTCATCAGTCAAGGCATCGCCTGTACTGAACTCAATCAAAGCTTTACTGTGGTCAGTACCCTGCGGAGTTAACCCAGCACTAGCTGCGTATACTCTACCACGGAAGTCACACTGGTATACATACCAGAAGTTATCATGCTTCTCCATCTCTCTAGCTAGTCTCATAGTACGTATGAGGGCTAGGTTCTTGGCTACTCGTTCTTTCTCCTGGGTATGCAGCTCTCTAGTAACTACTTTCCATTCATTGAACATAGCAAGCTCAGGGCTATCGTAAGGTAGCTCAGATGCAATCTGGTGCTCTTCTAGGGGACAAGGTGGGAATACATAAGGCTCAGAGCGTGGCATACCACAGCCCAAGTTCTTAGCCCATACCTCATCTAACACAGCCTTAACTCTAGTGTTAATTCTCCAAGCAGTTGCTTGCATTGTGTTAACTGCATTCAATACTCCAGGCATATCTGCCTCAGCATACATAATCTCTCGCTCTTTACTCATAAGCTTAGACTTAATCAAAGGCGTTCTCTTACGTAGGTTAGGAGACCAGAAGCCTCCATCTGTTACCGATATCCAATTAGCTGGTGGTATTATGCAAGGCATTCTATCTGGACTAGTTAGCTCTACTACCTCATCATGATTAGATATCCAATCTAAACATGCTTGAGTAGGCACTAACATAGATTGTCCCTTCATGTAGCCTTTACTAGCAGGGGCATCATTGCGCTCTACTAGGTCACACACTTCCATGAGCAAAGATATAACCAGAGCACCAACACCAAAGGCATCTTGCTCTGACCAACTCTCCCACAGTAATCCTCTGTCCTTACCTTTAGCAGTAAGTACAGTTCTCTTGTGCCTGTAGTTAGCTATGTTCTTACGCTGCATGTCTCGTATAAGACTATCGTAGTATTCTTTGTACTCTGTTTGAAACTTGGTTAAGCGCAGCTCGTCCTCACACTGCCTACCTATCTGAATAGATATGCTTGCTATACCTGTACCATTCTTAAACACGGATGCTATAACATTCCTTAAGGCTATCATAGCAACCTTATCTGTATCTATTGTGTCCAGTAACTTACTGAACTTGTTCCTACGTCTACCTTCAGGGTGCTTGCCCTCTAAGTAAAGAGCAATTCTATCTGATATAGTTATGACGTAGGACTTGAGAAGTCTGCTGCCAGCAGAAGTCTCGTGTCCTCTAGACTCAGTAGCTTCAGCTTGCTGCTTGCGGAATCTTTCGACTCCGCGAGTAGCCATGTTGTGCTCCCAGTCTAGTTGCTCTCCTATGGTTTTCATTACTTGTTCCTTTTAGCCTCAGCTCTTTTCTTGCGCTGCTTTAAGTTACGTCTGTCTCTCTTCTCTGCGTCAGTTAAATGTGTCGGATGTAGTATAGGTCCATGTGGCATATGGTCATGACGCTCGTAATATTCAAGTAGCTTACTTAAAATATTTCTAGCCTCTCCTTTCTTCATACGTCTAAGCAGGTTCCATATCTTACCTTCCATACCATTACAGTTGATACATAACACGTCACGTATTATACCTGTAGTATGGTCATGGTCTAAAGCAGGTCTCTTCTTTGACCTAGCTGTACCTATCTTACCTTCACATAAAGGACAAGTATTATTTTGTTTCTTTAATAGTAAAGCTCTCACGCTTTTTATCTGGCTTGTTCTCAGTTTCTCGTATTTCATTTTTCTTTCTCCTCCAGAGTCTCCCGTAGAAAAGCATCGATACTGTCACCAGGATAACGTAAAAGCCATAGGCTATTAGCATCACCATACAAACTATGATAGCAAGTAGTCTTGCTACCAGTTCTCCAATTAATCCATTCATGTTTACTTCCTTTATATAAATCTCTTACTATGTCATAGCATTCTATGTTTGACTTAGCATCCTTCAAGAAGTTGTATGTAGTAACAGGACCACACTTATGGTCTCTACCGTTCTCATGGTAGCTAGGTAATCCTAATATGTTATCTGCAGCGTCACCCATTAACAGCTGCGCCCAGAAGAACTTAGTTCCTCTACCCACTACCTTAGGTGACTTCTTACTTCTATCTAATCCTATCCATCCGAATGTATCTTCACAGTTAAGTACTAGTTGTTCATTGTAATCCCAGTAATATCCTGGGGCCATATTTAAATCCTTGTCCTTAGAACAGAGGACATGAAGGTCTGGATTGCCTTCTTCCATTGCCTTATACATCGCCTGACATAAAGCATCATCCGCTTCTTGATTGAGGGAGATGTTAGAAGGCAAAGATTCACCCATGTAGGCTCTAATGGTATCAAGGTGTTCAGGTTTAACCCGTCCTTTCCTGTTACCCTGGTACTCCTTGGCAACCGCAGTATCGGACCGTCCGCCCTTAGTCGAGGCTGGTGGAGTGATATATAATACATAGCTCTCTGCTCCTACTAATTTAGTTTGATAATCTGCTATAGACCTGACTTGTTCTTTCATCTGCTCCAGAGTTCTCCTGGGTTTCAATCCATCGAGCTCATCTCTTGTCTCACAGGCTACTTGATACGCTATGAAGTCAGCATCTATATGTGCAACTCTCCCTGGAACCTGAGCAGCATAACTGCTCAGGACCATAGAGTGCACGTTGTTATCTAAATCAGAGAAGTCTATCTGGTCTAGCAAGTTAGTCATTATGCAAGGCCAAGTAACTCTAGAGGATTATCCTCCGCTGCTGCAGCTACTGCTACAGGGGCAGGGGTCTCTACTACAACAGGTTTAGTGTTGTTGTAAGCCGAGTCTGATATAGCCTTAGCCTCTAGGGTAGTCTTGAGTGCATTGTTCTCAATCAGCATACTCTCTAGCTTAGAACCACTTAGGTTAGATGCACCTAGTATTTTAAACTGTACGAAGTTTCTGCTTAGTTCTACATCAACACCATCAACCTTTCTGGTATATGTACCGTCTTGGTACAGTGAGTTCCACTGGTCCATGCTAGGTGCAGACCAAAGGAATACTTGTAATGGTCCGACAGCAGCAGGTACAGGGACTTCTCTAGTCTCATTAGTAGCTGCAGATGTTTCGATAGGTGGTGAAACCATCCAACCATCTACAGGTGTATAGATGTTAGCGTACTTAATACTAGGGTCCTTCTTTGAGGTGTTATGTTTTATTCTTATTATACATCCTGACCCTACCATCTGTGCCATGTGAACGACATCCGAGTTAGGTCTACGCATTTTATTAAACAGTTTAAAGTACTTAGCACGTTCATTAGTAGAAAGCTTAATTGTTTCTCTGTGAATTGTTGGTACTATCTTCTCAGCTTCCCCATCCTTAGCTACATTCTTCATGTAGGCTGGTCCATTGAGTTCCCATGTTAATGTTACCATAGGTGCATCAGGTTTCTCTTGTCCCTGATAAGGTCTCTGAGGTTGGTATCCTAATTCAACATACCCTATAAGCCTAGCTGTAGTTACACCCTCAGGTGTTACAGGTCTTACGTATGCAGATTTAGTTACTGTTTGGTTTTCTAATGAACCAGAAGATGCTAGTTCTTTAATGTCGTTTAGTAATGAGTTAGTCATATTAGCTCCGTTATATAATAATTGGTTTTAATTAAGAGAAACTTACGTTCTCTATAGAGAAGCATTAAGCTTCTAAGTGATGTAGGTCTAACATATTCCTACCCATCTCTACATCCACAGGGAATGGGACAGGACAGTCTATGTTAAAATGTTTCTTTAGATAAGTTGGTACTCCTTCCATAATAATTTTAGCAGTCTTTAAGACTTCTTCTGCGACTGACGCATCCATGTCGAACCATACACAGTCATGCACTGTGTTAACTAGGAATGCTTTACCATCCCAGTTATCTTTCTTCATGAAGTAACGCCATAGTTTACCTAGTACTAGCTGTACTATCTCACCACCTGTGCCTTGAACAGGATAGTTCTTAAGCTCAGGTGGACTGAACGTGTCTATGATACCACGCTTCTTGAGAAAGGATGGTGCATCATATGTTCTCCATGAGTACATTGTACCCGTGGGTGACTGCCACTCGCCTCTCCTGAATGCTCGGTATCCCATGAGGGGGTCTCTGAATCCCTCAGCAGTTGCAGTAACTGTACGCTCCACCTCAGCATTGAAACTGATAACGCCTGGGTAGAGTTTATTCTCTGCCTCTATCAACTCTTCTACATCCTGAATGGACATACCTGTTGATAGTGCAATGGTACTAGCCCCTGCGCCATAGGTACGTTGGAAACTAAACTCCTTAGCACCTTGTCTGCGTGGCTGCCATGTCTTGTAGTTCGGGTCAGTCTCATCCTTACACCACTTCACAGCATCCTTGTAGTCTATATTAAACTTAGCGGATACACGCTTGCAGTGAAAGTCTACACGGTTAATCAAGTCAGAGACTAGCTGCTTGTCATTAGTAAGCAGCCCTTGGACTACAACTTCTAGTTGGGAGTAATCTATCTCGCCAACCATACCGTCCTTGAATCTGGATACGAACATAGCTTTGACACGCGAAGGTGACTTCGGTATGTTCTGACAGTTAGGATTAGAACTAGATAGTCTGCTTGTTACTGTAGTAGTATGGTTAAGCATGTGGTGTAGGACATTATCCTCAGGACTTACGCAAGTCAGCATACCTTTCATGATACCATTACCATCCACAGTCACGTAGTAAGTACCTATCTCCTTGTCTAATCTAATCTTCTCAGCTAACGCTTTAAGGAAGGGTACGTCTGAGTTACCTAACATAATCATTGTCTCTGAATCAGTTGAGTAAAGTACATTACCCCTGCCATCAGTGTTCTTAGTTTTCTCAGCACCCACCGCAGTAGGGTTAACATATCCTGGCAAGTCATAGTATCTATCTTGTAGCTTAGTCTTTAGCTCTCCCTTCACAGCTACATTCTTGAACCTAAGCTTGCCCTTGTTCTTGCCTGACAGAAATACATCTTGTGTTTGTGTACCTAGCAGCTCTGGTTTTACAGGGACTGCATTAACTAGGGGCCACTTCTCTGTAGCCTTGAGTCTTGCTAGTTTACCTGTCTTCTCGTCTAAGTAGGTATCACGTACACGGTAGCGTATTGAACCACCGTATATTATGGCAGACTTACATACGGTAGAGGACCACTTGAATCCTACTTCCTCAGGTATATCTGCTATGTATTTACTCAGGTCTTTCTTGGCAGCTTTCAGTTGGTCATTGAGAAGTGATAAGTCTTTCTTGGCTGTGGTAGTACATACCTTAAGCCCATTGTATTCCATCTCAGTTGTTGCTGCAAGTCCATCCATACGTAATCGTAATGATTCTGTCATGCCTAGTGTCTGGGCAGATTTAAGTTGCCCAAGGTATATTAGTTCCGTGTTGCCTATGTCGCCTGAGTTCCTGCCCTCAGCCTCAGTACCAATCAAATAATCTTTGACTAGCTCTGGGTCAATGTCTGCGGTCTGTACTCCTGATTGCCACAAGGCTTTCATTCCATCTATTTTCTTTCTACCTCCATAAGTTTCTACAATACTATCCATAGAATTCATGTGATACTGTCGCTGCATAGCATTCAATAAGTACTCAGCGTACTGCGTACACCATATACTACCACCACGTTTATAGAAATCACGTAGGTAAGGGTTGCCAGCTTGCATCTCGTAAAGTAAATCGAACTTAATGTTGTGTCCTACTAGTACAGTTACATCATCGTCAATCACTAACCAGTTATCCTGGGAAGGTTTGTAGAACTGCACAGAGTTCTGTGCATCTCCTTCTTTCTTCCATCCCCTAGCTACTACGTAGTTCTCAGGTATGAAAGGATTAGCAGTACGCTTATACTTCTTATGTATCTGGGTCTCACTATCGAACACTAAGTACATTTACTCCTCCAAAATTTTTATCACAAAATATGTGTTACTATATTCTAATTCTAATTCATGTATTACTTTTTCTATTTGATATTCAAGAGGCTCTGCCTCAGTCTCGCATAGTATAATCTCATCCTCTCTACCTATGCCAGAGATACGGGCAACTCGCCCTTGTTTCCTTAAGTCATTCTCAAGGTTACTATTTATATAGTCATAAATATCCATTAGTCAATATGTCCTAACTGAATTGCAAAACTATCAAAGATAGTTGTTCTTCTGTTATCCTTTCTTTTTACGTGGGCGAACATAATCTGAGCAGGTTCACCATCATACCCTACGATACCTGAGTACTCTTCTCCGTGTCTGCTGTCACCAAAGAATGCACCGTTGACTACATACCTGTTGTTATTGAACTGACATATGTTATGTTTGTCACCCATCCTAAACAGAGTGATGTACGTTTTTAACTGGTCAGTTCTTTTAGCTAGGTGGTTCTTCATCTGAGTATACCCAGCTCCAACACCTACACCATGTTCATAAAGAACCTTAGTGCCATAGATATCATGTACGTGGAATGCTCCCTCAGGTATAATGAACTCAGCATCCATGTCACTTATCTCACACATAGCTTTCAATGCATGATACAACGGCCATGACAGCTGCTCTCTCCCTGGCTTAAACATAAACAAGCCGTGTCCATCCCAGTCATGGTTCCCTGTGATACATATAACTTTCATAGGCGCGTTCACTGTAGCTAGTTCTCGCAGCACTACATTATATAGTATATCTATGCTGCGTTTAATCTGGTCAGCTGTTCCTATATCACAAGCTCTGGCAGATTGCAATCCATGTTTCTTATCAGATTCAATAATATCTCCTAACAATGCCAGAGTTATACCATCTATCTTGTAGCCTAAGGTCTTGTACTGTTCGATACGCTGCATCGCTACAGTAATCCATTCCTGAACACGGCGGTAGGCTACGTCAGAATCATACCCAGACATCAGCTTACCTATCTGTAAGTCAGAGAAGAGTAGCTCAATGATTATACCCTTACCCTTAGAGTTGTTAGGTCGTAACTGAATAGGGCCTAGAGACCTCAAGGATGCTTCCTGAGCAGCTTTTTTGATTTCTAGCAGTACTGTATCCTTTGTCACAGCAATCGTCTCAGCGGCCTTTAAATTCCTTCGCAGCTTTGTGTTAGTTAGCATCAACTTCCTATTAGTTTTCTGTAATGAGAAGTTATCTGATAACTCAGACAAGTCTTCGCTTGGGTCAATCCAAGTCTGAAGGTTCTGTCTTGACACCTTACTACGTTCTCCTGTTCTTATAAAGGACTTGTATATATGATTAAGTTTCTTAGCTGCTTGAGTTAAGTTACCATTAGATTCCTTAACAGCATCAGATAATTCTTTATCCGTCCAATCTTTTCTTTTACCCATGTTAATCTCCTAATCTAAGTTCGCTGCTTCAATAGGTAAGTCCTCGAAGCGGGCTATCTGGGGTTTAAAGGCTACTGTAGTACGTGGGCAGCTCGCTGCACCTTCTCTACGTAGCTTGTTTTTTGGTAGACCTAAGTATCTATAGCCTTCATAGGACGGCTCGTTTAAAGCTCCTATCATTAGCTGGAAGTCACATGCTCCCTGCTTGCCTGTCTTACTATCCTTTAGCATACCCAGTGACGGGAATGAAAGGTTGTCTCCCTCATTACTTATCTGTGATGTAGCTAGGCCAACAGCATCATACTTGACACCTATCTCCCTGGCCCAGGAGTACATCTCTTCTAGTGCTAGGTCAGTCCTAGCTTCACTTTTAAATCCCCTTATCTTATCTATCATATCATAAACTATTATAGCTGGGTCGTTAGCACGTATTAAGTTCTCAACTGCATACGTATCTTGCCCGTGTATATCTACAATTCTAATCTTGTAGGGGTCATCTGATTTAATAGCTTTCTTGTAAGCTTCCATAGGGTTAGGAGTGTTACGTATCTGTGACACTTGCTTACCTAATGCAGCTTGTACTAGTCTCAGGAATATTCTATCTCCCCTCCCTTCATTGTTTAACCATAGGATAGTCTTATCCTCAGGTATCTGTGTTACTAGGTGAGTTAGCTCTGACGCTAGGAAAGTAGTCTTACCCTTGTCAGGTCTACCTGCTATGATACCGAAGTCCCCTGCACGTAATCCGCGCTGCGATTTACGTAGGCTCTCAAGCCTCCACTGATATCCAGAGGTTTCTTTACTATCCTCTAGTAGCTCATTGAGGTCAGGCTTTATATAATCTAATGACTTTATATCACAGTCTCTCTCGAACTCATCTGATACCCCTCGCAGCTCTGCATGTAGGTTAGCCACGTCACCCATATCCCACTTGTCAATAAGGTTAGCTATGTCTGTACCCATACGCAGCTCTAACAAGGAACGCATGACTCCAGACTTCTCTTCCTCTGACACGTCATTAACTATATGAGATATGATACCTTCATAAGCAGTCCTTGTCTCCTCAGCCATGTCAGGGTTGTTAGCTCTGAATATGGTAAGCAGCTTTTGAGCATCTACGCTTTTAGCCTCAGGACAGTTCTTAAAGTATGTCTCATATGACTTAAGTATCTGTATAGTCTGGGGGTCCAAGGCTTTGTTAGGTATTCTACCCTTAATCCTAAAGAACTCTCCGCGATACTTAAGCATCTGTAGTAATGTTAAGTCTATCATAGTTTACTCCGTTAATACAGACCGCATGACACATTCTACAGCATGTCTTAGGTCGTTTAAGTCTCCGTTGTTATGTATTACTATATCGTGGTCCCCAGGCCCAATGTCAAGCCAAGGCTCTAAGTTTTCTTCACCTAATCTGCCTGTAGCATCTACCCAGATAGTTAAATCAAACAATTCTTTTACCTTTTCGAACTCAGAGCGTCTACGTATACCTACACGTAAGTCTCCACCTGTTAGGCACTCAATAGTAAGCTTATCAGGGCCGAAGTTTCTCACGTACTCGTACCACCACTCTCTACGCTTAACTCTATCCAGATAACACATCATTATCTGGTCTTCTAAGCAACCATAGCCATAGTAATTCTTTGGTAACGCATGCAGCACGATATCTCTGGCTACAATCATAGAAGCATCTTTCTTTCTAAAGTTATAGCTTGTTAAGATATCTGCTACAGCATCTTTACCATGCCTAGCGTAACCATTAATCATTATCTTCATTCTATCATCCATTTACACTCTCCCAGTCCCAGTCACCTGACATACCAGCAGTACTATACTCAGTCACACGTTTCTCAAAGAAATTATCATGTGATGCACCGTTCAGTATCCACTCTAGCCAAGGCAAGGGGTTGTCTTTTACTTTAAAGTTAGGTTTCATTCCTAGTTGCAGCAGCCTCCTATCTGCTATATGTCTTATGTACTGTTTAACATCTTTCTCGGTTAGTCCTTCCATATCTAATCCATTAAATGCCAGTTCAATAAACTTATCCTCTAGAGACACTACATCCCTAGCTATCTGATATACTTTAGACTTTAACTCATCTGTTACAATTCTGGGATGCTCTGCACAGAACTCTCTGAACAATTTTGCATTACCTTGTACGTGCAAATTCTCATCTCGTATTGACCACTCAACAATAGTACCCATACCCTTCATCTTACCAAAGCGTTGGAAGTTAAGCAGCATCACAAAGGACGCGAACACAGACAGGCCCTCATTGAACACAGACTTAGCTAATGCAAGGGCAGTACCTTGAAAAGTATTACTAGTCTTGTTACTCATGAACGCTATCTTGTCAGCCATCTCAGTATACTCAAGAAACTTATGAAAGTCTTCATCTGGTAGACCTAACGTATCGTTCAGTAGAGCATAGGCCCTCTGGTGGATAGCTTCCCTAGCTGCAAATGAGGATAACATATTCCTAGCCTCATTATTCTTGAACACGGGGATAAGCATCTCATGATAGTTCTGTCCTACCTGTACGTCAGCCTGTGTAAACATCCGCAGCACCTGTGTGATAAAAGTTTTCTCCTCTTGGGTCAGCTTAGTCTTCCAGTCTTGAATGTCTTCAGATAATTCTGCCTCATCCTCAATCCAGTGTACCTCTTCATGTTTTTTTGATAGCTCTACTGCCCAAGGGTACTTGAAAGGCTTGTAGGCTTTACTGTAGTCTAATAATGACATATTTTCTCCATTTTTGGCTTAAAAATTTTTGTTATATTTTTGTGAATGAGTACAGACGTACTCATCCTTCACACGCTAGGCATTCCTCATCTTCAGTTTCCATCAGTTGAGCGTATCCTCCTATGTATTGTCCATCTATGTATATCTGGGGTACTGTATAAACATCCCTGCCTGTTACTTCACTAGCAGTTTTATTAATATCCGTTAGGGATATGTATTCGTAATCAATGTTTCTGAATGTAAGTTCCTCCTTAGCTAATTGACAGTATGGGCAATCATCCTTACCATATATAATACTCCTGTTATCAGATTTCAAGGCTACCCTCTCAACTTTCTCAGATACATTCTCTGCTCTGGACGTTGACTCTGTGCGTAGGTAGTACAATCCCTTGAGACCACTCTTCCAAGCTTTTAGATGTGTCTTGCTAACGTAGCTCTTACTAGCACCAGAGGGAAAGAATAGATTAACAGACTGGCCCTGACATATATAAGGTTGTCTATCAGCCGCATGTTTAATTACCCAGTTCTGGTTAAGTTCATCTGCTGTTTTGAATACAGCTTTCTCACCTTCTTTCAGGAAAGGTAGATGCTGCACTGAACCTTTGTTAGTTATGATTGAGGTCCATGTTGCATCATTGTTTTCGCCACGCTTATCCAGAATCTTACTAAGATATTCATTCTTCACCAAGAAAGAACCTGCCCGTGTCCTATGCGTATACGCATTAGCCTTGAGAGGCTCAATAGACGGGGAAGTAGAAAGTATTATACCTGATGAAGCGTTAGGGGCTATAGCTAGTAAATGGGAGTTACGTCTACCCGTACCCTTGCCATCTAAGTACTCACCGCGCTCGTCTGCAAGCTTCCTTGTCTGTTGCAAGGCCCTTGCTTTTATTGTCATAAAGACTGCCTTGTTTATATCTCTGGCCGCCTCACTCTCCCAAGGTACACCACTCTTTTGTAAAAGGCTGTGGAATCCCATAGCACCTAGTCCAAGAGAGCGTTCTTGTTTCGCCGAAAAAATTGCCTTGCTCAATGCAGGCGGCGCTTGGTTTATGAAGTAGGTCAGAATGTTATCTAGCATAGTAATTAAATCCTCTACTATAGTCGTATCTTTCCACTCATTATAGTATTCTAAGTTAAGCGAGGATAAGCAGCAGACAGCAGTTCTATCTTTACTAGTAGGTAAGTGTATCTCATTGCATAGATTAGAGCCGTGTATCTTTAATCCCTTGTCCTTGAGAGCCGCAGGCATAGCATCATTGGCTGTATCTATGAAGTTCAGATACGGCTCGCCTGTCCTGAAGCGTACCTCCATTATGCGTTCCCATACCTTACGTGCCTTCAAGGTTTCTTTGACACTATTGTCCTTAGGGTCTCTCAGCTCATAGTCTTCATCAGCTACTACTGCTTCCATGAACTCATTAGTTACATTGAGGGCGTTATGTATATTCAAAGCCTTTCGCTGTACGTCACCTGTAGGGATACGAATGTTTAAGAACTCCATTAGGTCTGGATGGTGTACTGACATATAAGCGGCATAAGAACCCTTGCGGGTTTTACCTTGCCTGTAGGCTATCATATCAGCATCTACAGTGTGTAAGAATGGAATAGGGCCAGGGGCTATATCTGACACCGTTCTGACATCATCCCAATGCCCACCTACGCCACCACCTAACACACTTAGCCAACGTAGCTCAGTACTATGTTCTATTAATCCTTCCACTGTATCTGGCACATATGTAAGAAAGCATGAGATAGGTAAGCCTTTAGACTTAGGGGCCTTATCTTTACAGTAAGGATTTACTGGCGCGTTGGATAGGACAGGACTTGAGAACATAAACCACTTTTTACTTGCGTACTCGTATAGTCTTTTAGCCAAAGCCTTAGTCTCAGCAGTATCATAGGATGCTAGGTTCGTATTAGGGAATGGCCTTGACCATGCCTCTGCCGCTCTTGCGTACCCCTCTTGTGGAGAGGTCTCCCCGTCTAAGAGATAAAAGTCCTTGAGCATACTTATGGCATACTCTGTCAGTAACTTATCCCTCTTTTTATTTATTCTTATATTCATATATTCTCCATTAATTTTCTTATTGTTTTTTTATGAATGAGTTTAGGGTCATCATCCGTTACTATACGCCTGACATTGACGGGATACAGGGCTAACTTTTTACGCAACTTAACATAAGCAGCATCTCCAGCTTTATCGCTATCTGTCCATATAATAATATTTTTGTAACGCGCTATCCTACTTGCAATGGTAGGGGATACAGCCGTACCCAGTATAGCAAGGGTACTGTATCCTACTGAATTAACTTTTATAGCGGATAGGATATCCTCTGTTACCACAACCGTATGGATATCGACAGGCAATTCATACACGTTAGCTGTAGAGGATTTGATATACTTAGGGCGCTCATTGAATACAGCTCTAGCTAAGAAACCATTCTCTAGGGGTATAAGTACCCGTCTTGTGAAAGGGTCGTATAGCATACCATACATTCGGTTAGCATCCTCTGGAAGCAATCCTGACTGCAACACCCACGCATGCGCCTCTGTAGGTACAACTGGGTCAGTCAGAGCTACAGCTCTGGAAGGCATAGACTTAGAAGTCTTGAGGCTACTGGTTGCTTTACGGGCGGCCAGTATCTCAGACACACTACGCTTGCCATGCGGTATAAAAGTATTGAAGTCAGTACACCTGAAGCAATGGAACCTGATACCGAATCTGTTATTAGATATCAGGGCAGAGGGTGAGCTACCACAGCACATAATTTTACGCTTAGTGCCACAGTCTAAGGCTTTAGCCATATCTTTCCACATCATATTAAATCCATATCATACAAATCATCTTCAGATAAGAAGGACGATACTTTTCCTGCTACTAGCATATAGTACTCATCCTTGGACTCAGCTTGCTCTAAGCTTAGCCTGTGCATTATCATTCCATTATGTATCTCTTCAGATAAATCTACTGCCCATTCTTGGCCTGTTATAGCTACCCAACAATTATAGAATGGGTTGCTAACGTATACTAATTGGACACCAGTATCCTCATAGAATTCCTTAGCTAGTGATGGGTTGTTCATATCTACTAGCCTGACAAGGCTAGCAGTTAGTTTAATTTTATCTTCAAAGTGTTCGTAATTTATTTTAGGCATAGTTTTCTCCATTCATAGGGTTATCTTCACAGGAATCCATCTCATAAATTCTATCTAACTGGTTCCTGTCAAATTTAAGTTTAGCTTTTTTATACATGTCATCAAGTAGGTTATGACTTCCCAGTACCTCATCTTGAACAGTACGCAACATAGCCTGCGTCCTAAGTGCAGTAGTTTCAGCAAATTGATGAACACCATCCATAACGTTGAGGTAGTCATATAAAGGCCATCCCCAGTCATCCATGATATGTTCTTCTATTTGTGACGCTATCATTTCAGCTAGGTCTTCCACGTCGTTGTAGTCGTTGTTTACTATATCCATTTTATTTCTTTCTGCTTTTTACTTGTTCTTGTTTAGTGCACCAGTCACATACTACATGGTTATCCTCAAGTGAATAGTCAAGGGTAGCGTCACCACATTTATCACATTCCATCAACTGACAGTCACGGCAAATGTAACCCTTGTATAAAGGTGCACCTTCTCCAGCTTGCCGCTCACACGGGATGGAATCCAAGTCTAATGGCCCGCCGCAATCTATACACCACGTATAGTCCTCTATGATTTCGTATTCTAATTTACACATAAGTTCTCCTGTAAAAAATGAGGTGGGTTTCTAGATTTATATTTTAATATATCTGCCTTGCCGACTCTGTAATACTGCTGATAAGCCGTAACAGTGTCTAGGTCGTAGAACTCTTCAGGCATGCATTGAGGCGGGTGTTGGAATTGTTTTAATTCTATATTATCAGGGTGATATTTTAGAACGTGTAACAGTTTAGTTTGTGTTAAATGTTCCTTGCCATATATCTCAGTATACAAGTAACATAGCGTTTTAAACATATCGTATACATACCAATAATGAAGCAGTGACTGCCTAACCCATACTGCGCTAGGGTGGTTCTTATGTGTCACCTTGTAAAGCTTGTCTACAATAGGCCCGTTAGGCCCGTCTAATACATGGTGAGCGGTACTAAGCAATTGTGCGTACTCAAGTATCATTTTGACTACATGCTTATCACAGTGCATTCTAGCGGCTTTGCGCGGGCACCTGTCTAAGTAAAATATATTCATAAGTTCTCCTTTGGTTAGCTGTAAAGATATTTAACACCTTCGTATATTATATATGAAAGTATTACAAGTTCAATTATAAATCCCAGTGACATTTACTTCTCCTCTATTACTCTATAGGTATCATACTTTTTACCCGTTGTCAACTTACTAGCGTAAACCCTAGCGGATTCCCTGCTAGTAAAATTAAACTTAATAGGCTCCCACGCTTGGAACTCGTTGTTATATCCTAATATTAAATACATATTACTCTCCTATATATTATCAGCATAGTCAGACCATAAAAACTCTGTGTTATAATCTCTCATATTCATTTCTATGTCGAATTCAGTTACTTCACAGCACCAGATTTTATCGCCCTCTTCTGTTATCTCTTGCCAATAGTCCGCGTCGTAGTCCTTGCCGTTAAACTTGAATGGGATAACGCAATCTTCGAATGGTAGCCCAGGATTACCTTCTATCTCGTTTCGAAGTAGCTCAAGTGTCATGTCACATACTATGGGCAGGTCAGCGTCGCTGAATAGCTCGTTATGCGTGCCCGTTAGCAGTTGCTCAACTGTTTTGTTTATTGCTTCTTTTAGTTTAGTCATAGTTTCTCACTTTCTTTTGTTGTTAATATTTTTTGTTAAAATTATGTAAATGAATACAGGCGTACTCATACCCTACCTAGTACTATAGCCAGACCTATAGTATCTTGTCACATTACTCTTGCGCTCTCGCTTCATGGATTGCGGACAGTCCATAGCGGCTATAGAACAAGGCAGGGTCATTGCTGTTTTAACGGCTTTTAAATGCTACGCCATCAACTAGGTCGTAGAAATTATCAGATTTGGTGCAGTAAGTCCAACCCATCGTGTTAGGCGGGAAGTCACAATCTTCTATCTTTTCTATTCTAGAATAACTGATTAGCGTGTCCCCGCTACCATTCTCTACCAGTATTACCCTAGGCGCTTGGTTTGTACCAAATACACCTGCGTTGGATTCAATTCTAGACGGTGTTTTTAGTACTAGGTAGCTATGTTGCTCTGTTACATAACCAAGCTCTTGTACAAAACTATAGAAAAGATTGGCACTGACAGCATAAGAGAATTCTTTTCTGCCGTCATAACATCCCTCAAGTAGTACTATTTCATCTACACCGTACTGGCTAAGAAAGTGATGCAAGAAACGCTTGTTGGCTGATATAGCTTTATCAGTTGCTTCTAATGTATTCTCCCCATACTCAACCCAGTCAGCGCCGTCTATTGAAAATATAACCACATTAGTTAGGCTATGCTTATAAAAGCTTTCAAGAGATGGGAAGTCGTTTTTAGTGTATGGTGTATTATTTACTTGTACGATTGTTTTAGTCATTGTTATTCTCCATAATTTGATTGACTGGCGTGTTGTATAATTCGGATACATCGGGTATATCAACCCAGTCATCCGTGAATAGTTCGTTAAGTTCGTATTCTGATAGTAGTATTGTTGCATTGCTCATGATATTCTCGCTCTCTGTTGTTATTAATAAAGTGGGTTTTTAATTAAATCTAGTGTTTCATCATCACAGTTTTTACGTATAAGTTCAATGCTGTTTCTATAATGTCGGTTTTTTATTTGTGGGTTACCGTTTCCTATCTCAACCTGTAATGCTTTCTCGGCTTTATCGAAGGCCTCATCATTATCGAAGTATAGGGTCATAAGTTCCCCATTAGACATTGTAAATTCTAATACGTAAATCCTCTGCATCTGTCTACTGGTTAAGTAGACCTCATACTCATCATTAGTCATAATCTTATAAGTCATAGTCTTCTCTCTCTCTGTGTTTTGCTGTTTATTGTTGGATTAGATGAATTAGTGTTTTTAGCTCGTTACATGACATGGATATAAACCCGTTAGCCTGTGCTGATTTGGTTATGGTGTATGGCCTAGTATCTGACTTGTGTCTAGACGTAGTGTTACCGTATTTATCTACATTTTCATACCATTGGTTGGCTCTCCAATCGTACACCCATAGCGGCCAATGTTCCCCGTATGAATAGACTACGTAGATGCCTGCATCTTCAAAACGCCTTGCGTAGCAACTGCTGTTTTTATTATCGAATTCTTTAATAAATTCTACTTTAGCTCTCATTTCGTTATTTGATATTTTAGTCATGTTATTCTCTCTCTCCGTGTTGTTATTTGTTGACCCCTTATTACAAATATGAATTTATACGTCAACAACTATTTTCACTTTTTTTGTATTTATTTTTAAAACCTTCAGTTTTATGGGCAATCTTTCTTGTAAAAAAAATGAGATAGGTAATCAAATATAGATATATTACCCTTAATTTATTATTTTATAGGGGGAGGTGTGTGTTTAATATATACCCTTCCCTCATAGAGAAGCGTTAAGCAATTCGGACCAGTGCTGAAAAGAGATAGTGCGAGCGTGACAACGTGCTATTGTGTTACTATGTTAGTGTATTAGTGCAGTGATACACAGATTTTTGTGAGGATAAAAGGAAGACGGGCGCATGGGGGCGTACGCGCGGTTTATTTATTAGATGCCCCCTCACAATTTTGTACCATTTTTTTATAAACGCTGCTTATACTTGCTTATATCCTCAGAGAGAAGCACTAATTCATAAATATACAAGTATACCTAGAAAGTCCATATCGCTCTCCACGGGCGTTACAGAGCTTTCTAGGCTATGTCTACAGACCTTAGTACGTCTTCTTCTTCTTACGCTTAGGGTTCTGTGATTTCTTTAGTGCTTTCTGTGTTGGAGCACCCTTTGTTCCTGGTTTTCTCATCTTCTCGCCACTTCCTTTTGCAATACGTTTACGTTTAGCGTGGATGTTATCCCACAATCCTCTTTTCTTAGCTGCCATAATACTTCCTCGCTACTTCCTTGATTTAGAACCGCTGCACTTCCAACGTTTACGTGATAAACGTAGAGGTGAGTTCGGGTCCTTAGCTGCTTTACTATGCTTCTTCATTTGTCCAGCAGACCTGGCGCAGTATGAGTCGCCTTTACTTGTACCTGGTCTAACCCTGGGACCACCGCCCTTAGCTTTACCAGCTTGTCCGTAACTAACTTTCTTACCAGAAGCAGTTATCTTGACCTTAGCTTTTCCCTTACGGGGTTTCCTAGTTGCCATTTCTTTGTTTCCCTTTTCTAATAGTGCCTCCATCAGGAGTCATGTCGTTACGTGATGCACCTTGTACTTTCTCATAGGTCCTAAGTGTCCCTAGTCCTAACATACCAAGTAGTACGGGCATTAATGTTCCTAAGTCAAACTCAGGTAGACCTGATAGGTCTAGTTCTGTTCCTGTGAACTCTGCTATATAGAATGCAATAGATTGTATAACTCTAGAGACTACAAAGGTCCAGGCTAATGCTATACCACATACCCATCCTACAAACGGTCTCCAGCCTGATACAAATAATCTACCACTCTTAGCTTCTTCTTTATTAACAGCAAGCTGTGCTAAGTCGGCTTCTCTAGCTAACTTAGTTATACGGAACTTCATTGCTGCTTTTTCTTCATCAGAAGTATGCAGGTCATCTATTATACCAAACACTCCTCCTACTACATCACCTATGATGCCTGTTGTAAATATACCCATTACATCTCCTTCAATGCTGTGTAGAACTTAGTAGCATACCCAGCTATCATAGGACCATTCTTTCCTACGTCACCGTTTATAATACCTCTAGCCTTAGTCCACTCAGAGTACGTAGGGTTCTCGTAGGGTAACATATCAGCTAAGCTTTTATTCCTATAGCTCCCTGTCTTCATACCCCATATCATAGCGCGTACTGATACCTCTAAGTCTAGCATAAGGTCTGGGTACGTTACCAGGTCTAACCCTAGTGCATGTCCTGTACTTGCATAGTTACTTAGATGTGTTAGCTGTACTAACCCTCGGCCATAATAGCTCTTACCGTTACTCTGTGGTAACGCATAGTCTACGCTTATTACACCCTTCTCATATAACCTAGCTACTGCCTTACGGCTACCAGCGTCGGTCTTACAGAACCCTTCTCGTACAGGTTCCATGCGTCCACCTGTCTCATGGTAAGCTGTAGCCAGTACATAGGCTATCTGTTCCATTGTAAGGTCGGACTCTAAACAAGAATTTATAAGACACTCAAAGCCTACTACCTGTGCAGCAGTTAGCTTACTGTCTTTCATAAAGGGACGTACAGAATCAAAGAATGCTGCTATGTCCATTAGCTTAACAACTTCTTTATCTCAGACTCAACACGTTTTATCTCAGCCTTCTTAGACTTTACTCTTTGTCTTAGTTCACTTTTCAATAGCTCTGCATTAAGAGCTTTACGGTCTTGCATTGCTTTTACTTTAACTTTCATTTCTACTTGCTGCTCTTCCATACGCTCTATAGCATACAGCCTAGCTACCTCTAGCGTTTCTAGTACTTTCTTTAGATTATCTTCTGAACCCATGATACGTCCTATGGCGCGTACAGCACCTCTACGTAGTTCCTGAGTTGAGCCTGAGTTATCCTGCGGCCAGGGTAGTTTATTAGAATTAGTACCAACTACTCTTACAGTTGGCTTAGTCTGGGTCGGTTTGTCTTTCTTAGACATTGGGTTCTCCCTAGTATCGTTGTTTTAAATTATTAAGTACATTCGGACTTAAAGTATTCAAGCCGAACATTGAGTTATAGTTATTAATAGGTCTACCGTTTCCTAACGGGTCTTCCATCATAGTCCTATATCGTTGTGCTTCTGCTGCCACTTGCGCTTGCAAATCATCTACAGCTAGTAAGTCTATCCAGTTACCTACGCTACCAGCTACCGCATCAAGCCTATCGTCATGTGACAGACTACCTCGGTCCCTGGTTACTTTAGCAAGCTGGTGAAAGAAACTATACGAAGCTCGGTTTACAGCAGAGTACTTCTGCACAGAAGCCCAGTCATCCTGGATAAGGTCTAGCTCTACAACCAATCTACCTGAACCTATAACAGGCTCTAGCTTATCAATTATACGTAGTTCCTTCTGCCCTGTTTCCCAGGGGTCATCTATCTCTACACCAGCATTTACTTCCTTCATAGCCTTGTATAAAGTCGGTTCCCATACTTTTTGCAAAGCACCATTACCGTAGTTACGTTCTATGGATATCTTATTAGGTTTCCATTTAACAGCTACTCTAGTTAGTTCTTCTAAGTCAGAAGCTTCTAGTCCTCCAGGTACACCGCCTACAGCTACCAGGTAAACCTTATTACCTAAGAACCTAGTTACAGCATAGCCTGTCTCATCTCCGTTCTGTCCACCACCAGCAGGGTCAACATACATATGTGTACCTGTGAACTCCCCGTACTCAGTACCAAAGTCAGAGCACATATACATAGGGTCTCTAATAGGATAGTCACTTGGAGTCGGTACTCTGTTATGTATAGACGGTTGGTGATTAAGAAGTATAGGACTTCTACCTTTATTTATATTCATAAAGATTAGTTTATTTAGTTTCAAGGGATACCTAGCTTCGTCTGCAAGTCTAGTATCTAGCATATGCTGCAGCTGGAAGTAAGCAGCTCCCTGGTCAATCTCTTTCTTAACTAGGATATCTTCTCCTAGTATAACACTATCTGTTGGCTTACCTCTGTTACCTAGTAGACCAGCACCTGTTGCCAGTGACGGGTCTTTCTTAACTGCCTCTGATATCATAGGAGCTAAGTGTTCTCCGTAGTTATCTAATTCTCTTTCTGTAGGATATCTACCAGGCCATATACGTATATCAAAGCCACGTCCAGGTAAAGCATTATATATACTGTCTACACTCTGTGGTGTACCTAGATATATAATATCTCCCTGTGAACATATAGAAGTAAAGTCCCTAGTTAAGTTCGTAAGCTTCATCCTAGCATCTGCAGTCAAAGCATTCTTAGCACTCTCGATATCATCTGCAATAAGTACGTCAGCACGTTTACCTTGCAGGTTAGATGTAATACCCACACACGCTACACTAGGAGACTTCTCAGGTCCCTTTAGTACATAGTGTATATCATATGCAGTAACAGATGCTCGGTCTCCTGCAGACTTATCTGGCAGCATACATGACAGCTCTTCCATACCATTTAGTATCTGGATAATCCAATTACTAATCTCCTTAGCCATTGTATCACCAGCAGATATAATAAGTATCCTAGCTGTCGGGTTATGTATTAGTCTCCATACAGCATACGCAGCAGTAGCCGTGGTCTTAGCCTGGCCACGCTGCGCCTGTATCATTCTATATAACGGACCGTACTGTAAGTAGTTCGCCATATCTAATTGGTTATTAGTACAGTTAAATCCCATAAGATTAACCATAACGTCGTATAAAAAGTCTTGGAAGTTAGGGTAAGCCTCCTGAATAAGTAGCAGCTCCTTAATACGGTCTGCCTTATTCATTTCCCTAGCATCACGCCCCATACTACTCAGTACCCGTT